TTTTAATTCAAACCTACCGTTAGTTTTTTCCAACTAACATATTGGAGTATAATTACTCCATCAACTCTACATTGAGTTGCTTCTCTTTTCCCTCCCGCTGCTTTCGATCACTCTGATCGACATCTGTTGTAAGTCCCTTATAAATAGTCTCGTACGGAGCAATTCGTACAACTTTCGACTGTTTCATTTTTGTACGTTTATACACTTTAGGAGTTTTACAAATGGCTAAGTTTAATCTCGACGCACTGAAAAACGCATTCTCGCAAAAAGCAGCAGGTAGCGGTGGTGGCGACCAATCGTGGAAGCTGTTCTACCCATTCTGGAAAATGCCGGACGACTCGATTGCAGTTGTTCGTTTCCTGCCTGACCTTGACGAGTCCAATTCCCTGGGCTTCCTCGTCGAAAATCTCCAACACGAACTGACTATTAACGGCGAACGCAAGAAGGTTCCTTGCCTCTCTATGCACGGCGAACACTGTCCTGTTTGCGATCTCTCGCGTAAGTATTACGATGAGAAGAACGAAGAACTCGGCAAGAAGTACTACCGCAAGAAGTCGTACATTGGTCAAGTTATCGTTGTTGAATCGCCGATTGATCACGATCAAAATGCTCTGGTCAAACTGATCGAGTTTGGTCCGAAGATCTTCAAACAAATCCAATCGGCTTTCCAGTCGGGCGATCTGGAAGATGCACCGTTCGAACTGAAAGGTGGTTATAACTTCCGTATCAAGAAGACGAAATCTGGCCAGTTCGCTGACTATGGTACCTCGAGCTTCGCGCCGAAGCAATCTGATCTGGATGACGATGTCATCGAAGCAATGACTCTGTATTCGCTGAAGGATTACCGCACGAAGTATGTTGATCGCGCAACCATCGAAGCTATGCTGATCGCTGATCAAACCGGTCAAGCTTTCAAAGATAGCGATAATGATGGTGACAGTGGCCCTGCACCAGTCGCAAAACAAACTGCTGCACCGAAGCAATCTCCAAAGACTGAAGTTGAAGATGCGCCTGCAGCTGAAGCACCTGCAGAAACTGGTAGCAAATCTTCAGTGCTCGAAGCACTGCGTGCACGAGCTCGCGCTCAACAAGGCTAATAAGCTTTGAACTTCGGGAGTAGCTATTCTGCTACTCCCACTTTCCTTCCTAGTTTCAGAGAAACATATGACACTTGCATTTCTAAAAGATTTCCATAAAGCTGCGAAGAAGATTGAAACTGTTGCAATTGGCGTGCGTGAAGTTAATGAGTGGTTGTCGTCAGGCAATTACGCGTTGAACTATTCGCTCACTGGTGATTGGAATAAATTTGTTCCAATCGGCCGTTCTACCGCGTGTGTAGGCCCATCTGGCTCAGGTAAATCCTTCCTAGCAACCTCAGCGATTCGCGAAGCCCAGCGAAAAGGCTGGCACATTCTTCTGTTAGATTCTGAAAACGCTCTTGATGTGGGTTACCTTCAAAAGATTGGCGTTAAGACTGACGAAGACTCCATGACCTACGTTAAGGTGACAATGATTGAAGACGTTAACCAAGTGTTGGCGGAATTCTTCAGCTCATACATCAAAGCGTATGGTTCAAACAACTACGAAGCACCTCGTGTCCTAATCGTAATTGACTCCCTGGCAATGCTGGCGTCGACTACTGAAATGGAAAACTACGAGCGTGATGGTACGGTTAAAGGCGACCAAGGTCAGCTGGCAAAACGTCGTAAAGCCATGCTGAAAATGCTGCACGGTAAGATCGCAATGCTCCCAATGGCCGTCGTGTTTACTGACCACGTTTACCCACAAGACATCATGGCTGGCGATGGTCAGTGGGCAATGACTAACTCTGTTAAATTCTTCCCTTCTATTACCGCTCTGGTAACTAAGCTTAAGCTGAAAGAAGGTAGTGACGTTGTTGGTATTCGCATGCGCGTCGAGACTTATAAGTCACGATTTGCTAAACCTGGTTCTAAGATTGAATTAGAAATCCCGTACGCCACCGGTCTATCTCCATTTTCTGGTCTGGTAGAGTTGCTTGAAAATCTGGGCGTGGTGACCAAATCCGACGTTCCTGGTAAGAAGCAAGGTTGGATGATGACAACTGAGCCTATTGATGGTGAAGTTTTCTTCTTCAGGCCAAGCGAAATGACCCATGAAGATGTGCAAAAGCTCTTCAAACATCCCAAAGCTGCTTGCACTATTGAAGAGCAAGCAGATGACGAACTCACTAAACTGTTGGAATCTGATAAGGACGACGAATGAAATATCTTAATATTGAAGTGGTAACTGGCGGTTTTGTTCTGTCCTACTCGGTAGAGAGACTCCCTGTAGGAGTAGCTTCTAACGTAACAGGTTTTAACCAAGAGCGAGAAGCCTTTACCTCACAGTCCAAGCTGACTAAGCGAGTTAAGGAACTGCTCGATGGTTATGCCAGCTCGGTAATTACTCCTACAGACGACGCCAAGGATGTCGAGTAACCGAACTTCGGTCACATATTGCGCTAGAGCAAAGCTTCTCAGCCTTCTTAATGGAGGCGAGAAGCAATCAGTAATCTTCAAGTCACACCCTCTTGGTTCTTTAGATATTCTTTTCTTGGAAGATTCTCCCAAGGGCGAGTGGGTGTTGCTTGAGATGTACCCGCGGATTTATGCTGACTTAGTAACATACAAGAGATTGCAAAT